AGTAAATGCAAGTCATCTAAACTTGCATACTTTAATTGGATTTTCCCCATTGAATATTACGCATCTCTACTGAGGCATATTCAAATCCACGATCATTAGCAAAGTGTATTTGTTGAGAACTTTCGGTAGTGCGTCTGCCATTAATCCGATCAAAATCTGCCCACCGACTAGCTACTTGTAAAGTGACCACACTTTCACTGTCTTTTTCTTCAATAGCAAATGATTTGATCTTTCCATCAAATAATAAATAAGGATCACTAATAAGTGAATTATCTGTATCTAGTAAAGCTAAATAAACTTTGACCTGTTTATTCGTCACAATATTATTTAAAACGACAGCTATATAAGTTTGATCTACACCTGATAAACTTATTCTCAAAGTTCCTTGAGTAATATCAGTGCTTTCGGATACATTAGAAATATTTAATAAAAATCCTTGTTTAGTGTAGGTATTGCCATCATAAACAATATCAAATCCTGTTGTGGTAAAATAAATCGGTGTAGAAAAATTAATATTAATTAAATAAGCTGGTTTAATGTTTTTAGTTGCTAGGGCATTTTTAAAGGCAGTTGTTAATCCTCTAGCCATTATAAATCCTCTACAACATCTATTTCTATTCTGTAAACTGGATCATTCCCTAATTGAAATTCTTGAATATCATTAACTGCTCTGACTGTAATGGGAACATTGTTATAACTGACTGCTTCATCATTGGCTAAATTTTCTCTTAATGGTGGTTCAATCGTGATTGTTTGACTGCCACTACTTACATCATCAATCACCATATAAACCTTTTGATGAGATGCGAACTTAATCAAATCACCTGCTTTTAATCCAGAATTTAAACCATCAATATCTATAGTCGTATCACCTGCTGAATGACTGCCATCAACTAACACTGTTCCTGTTTCGCTTCCTCTGGTTGATGATATCTCTGGAGCAACGACAGTAAAACTTTCTTTGCTTCCTCTTTGTTTAACCATAAAAGAATACACTGGTGCAAATTCTGCTCTAGTCATTGGTGGTAGTGATAAAGTAAATTCCCATCTTTGCGAACTGATTTGCCTTCTAAAAGAAATTCCAGATACAGTTTCAGTAGATAATGTTGGTGTATTACTTCTAAAATTGATTGCTGTAAATCCTTGTGATGTTGGGAATGCTCCTGCCATTAGACTAATGCTCCTTGTCCTTTTTCATTTAATGCATTGTTAATTAATCCTACTATTAATCCTCTACGTTTCACTAATAGTTTATCAAAGTCAGTAGTATCATTAGCAGTGATATTAAAGTTAATTACTGTTTGTCTACCTCCTAGATCTTTATTAGGAACAATCATCCCACCAGTTCCAGGGATCATTAACTCAGGTCCTTGCTCACCTACAAGATAAGGCCTTCCTTCTTGTACTGGTCCACCCATAGCTCTCCCTTGATATTGTTGTGATTGAATAGTTGCTATTTGAACTGCACCCATAGCACCAATTAAAATAGCTTGAACATAATTTGCACTTGCTAGGGCTTTAGTAACTCCTTGGGCAGTATTAACAATAGCTTCTGCTGTAGCCAGGGCTTTATTTAATTCAAATGCTTTTTTATTATTCTTAGCTAATGCTCCAAGAACTTCTCTCCCTGCTTTGATAGTAAAATCTTTTTTCTGTTCTTCTGATAATTTTGTAATATCTAATTCTTGGAATTTACCTGATTTAAATATTTGTAATTGTTCATTAACTTCTCTTTCTCTTAATGCTTTTCTATCTTCAATTCCTTTTTTGGTTATTTCTGTTTTTAATTTTTCATATTCTTCATCTGAAATTAAACCATTCATTTTAGCCTGGTTAATTAATTTAATCTGCTCTAATTCTTGTCTTTGTAGGGCGAAATAAGGATCATATGCTTCTTTTAATCTTTCTAATGCCGGTACTACTTCTTCATATATTTTTTTAAAATTTTCTAATTTTTTACTTGCTTCATATTGTTCTGTTAAACCTTTTGCATATTTTATACCTGCTTCTAAAGATTCTTCTTGTGCTTGTCTAAAAAGGCTTACTGAAGTTGTAGCATCATCAGTTGATTGAGTTGAATTTTTTAAAATTCTATCAAAGAAATCTAATTCATTAGCATTAGAGATATACATATCCTTTAAAGATTCTAAGGCTGTTACCTTTTCTTTAATGGCATCTCTTTTCTCTCTGCTCTTAGTAATTGATGGATCTAATTTATTATTAAAATAATCTAGATAAAAATTAACCTTCTCTAAACTGTCTGCTTCTTTTTTTAAATCATCTACATTTAAGAGTTCTATATCTCCTGCTTGTTTGCTTTTTTCAATAAGATCATCAATTTGTCCTACTAAAAATGATAATGCACCAAAAGCTATTGCACCTTTTTTACCAAACAAAAGAGCTGCAATTAATCCAGATGTTTGCACAAATGTTGGGAGAGATTTAAATCCTTCTATAGTAGTACCCAGGGCATCAGCTACATTCTTTACTGCCGGAGCAACTCCCTTAATGAGATCAGATGTAGTAGTTAATGCACCTGCAAAATTTTCGCCAATCGCAGTGGCTATATCTTTTATCTGTTGTTCATTTTCTTCTAAGAAAGTATTTAAATCACCAAATTCACCTTTAAGTTCATCAAAAAATCCTGCTGCTACATCTTTTTGGAATTTAAAATACTTATCCCCAATCATTGAGATAGTACCTTCTAAGGTAGTTGCTAGATCTTTAGTGGCATTGGCAAATTGACCATCACCGGCAAATAATTCCTCAAATCTTTTTACTGTTTCTTCAGCTGTAACTTTAGCACCATTCTGAAAACCTAATAAGGCCCTAACACCTCTTTCTCTAAAGAGATCTGCAGCTCCTATACCACCAGAAAAGGCTCTTTGAATTTGGGAGGATGTTGTTTGAAAATCTAAACCAGTAACTGCTGCGACATTACCAGTAATCTCTAATATTCTATTAAGATCATTAGCATCTTTTGCAACAACAGCTAGATTTCCTGATGCTGCTGCTATTTCTTGTAATGAAAAGGGAACTCTACCTGCAAATTTGGTTAAATTATCAAGTGCAATAGCACCTTCTTCGGCTGATCCAAATAAAAATTTAAATCTTACCTGGAGGTTTTCTGCTTCTTTACCAACATTAACAAATGATTTAATTACAGCACCTGCACCTAAACCAACTAATGCTCCTTTTAAACTAAAAACTGTATTTTTTACATTTGTGATATTTTTTTGAACACCAGATAATGCTGCTTTAGTCTTATCATTAGCAAGGATATTAATTAAAAGATTTATAGACATTATCTTCTTTTACCCTTCATCTTCATCTTATTCAATGCTTTTTGTTCTTCTTCGTATTTAAGTTGATAATATGCACCCCATAGAGAAAATTCCTCCATTGGCATCTGCATTATTTCTGCAATCGTTTTATGCAGCTTTTCTGCTAAGAAAAAATGAAATCTAAGATCTGAGTCTTTTTCTAGTTTTTTTTTAAGTCTGAAGAAGATGGGATAGTTCCTAGAATTTGACTAGCTACCCTTCCAATAATATCAGGATCAACAAATTTCTTCATCTTGATCTTACTCTCTAAATCAAACATCTTCTCACCATCTTTTGTTTCTGCTTTCTTGACTATAACATCAATTAAGACAGTCAAATCACTATCGTTTGATCCTTTAAAGATTTCAGATTTTTCTAGTAGTGTAAATGGCTTAGCATAAATAGCATCTTCGCCAACTAAACCCCACTCCTCAACTTCTATAATTTTAACTTCCTGGTGCTTAAAGTGATTAATTGCACCTTCCAGGTAATCCTTTTTAGGCATTTAAATTATACAGTTGTAGTGCTTACACCACCAGAGAATTGAACTGTGATTGTTCTTGAGATTACACCATCTAAAGAAACATTCTGAGATACACCAGTAACTAAAGCTGTTCCTGTGTAATATGTATCACCAGATGAATCACCTTCTGGATATAAGTTCAAAGTTACTGAAGATCCAACTGCTAAAGCTGTTTGACCATTAGTATCAGTTTCATCCCAGTGACATTCAACAGTACCTGTTGCATCAGATCTTAATACTTTATAGCTTTTGCTTGTATCAGTAAGTTGAGAATCCTCTACGACATCTGCTGATTCATCAATAGTAAAGCCAGTCACTTCTGCGACTAAATCTGATCCTACTTTGACTACTCCACTTGTTCCGACATGTGTTGCCATTCGTTTACTCCTTCTTCATTTGTTTGTTGATCCTCTACTTTTACTTCTTTTTTATTAGAAGTTCTAGTAGATTTTTTTTCAGCTGAAAGTTTATAACCTTTAGCTAAAAACTTGTCTAAGTTATCATCCCAGATCTCAACTGTATCAGTTCCACTGGGCATATATATTTTAATTCGTTTAGCCATTATGATGTACCTCTAACAAATTCATAGAATACCCTTACCACAATTCTCACTCCACCCAAAGGATATAATGTACCTTCATCAGATGATACTTCTAATATTTTTGTTTCTTTAGCATTTCCACCTCTGGTCCGATCAGTGTCCAAAGTTTCTTCTATTACTTCTATAAGTTGATTTCTCTTAGTATCAATATTGATATCTGTTCCTTTAACATAGCCCACAATCACATAATCTATAGTTCCAGATCTTTTACCTGCTGCGTAATCACCTAGGGCAAAATCTGCTCTCGTTTCATCTCCTGATACTATGTAGATAGCCGGTAGCTGCATCTCAGATAATTCTTCTGGTGTAAATGGCTCTCTTGTAATCTTCTTAAATTCAATCGGAGATGTCACTGCATCCAAGGTAGTAATAATATTAGCTGCTATATTTTCTCTTAGGCTCAAAATTTAATCTCCTTTTCTAGTATATTCTTAAATAGTCTTACTATTTTATCTTCTTCTCTATCCGATATTCCAAAGAATGGTCTAACTACTTTAGATTTTCCTGCACCTACTTGATCGTGGTAAAATGCTTTTCTATTGGCATTTTGATTTCTAAAGAATAATACACCCTTACTCGGTGATATTTTACTAGTCAATGAACTAAACATTTGCCCGGTATCAGTAAGATCTACAACACCAGATTCTTTAATCTTGGCTCTTTTGTATTTTATGGAGTAGGGCTTGAATGGTCTTTCATTAACATCTATGCCTTTTTTCTGTGTTCTATTTCTAATATTAGATATTTGAAATGCTGAAACTTGTGCCAGGGCTTTTTTGGTTACCTGGGGAAACTTTTTAACTATGTCACCAATAGCTTTGGAAACTTCTATTGAATTATCTTTAACAGTAACCTGGGCTACCATTATCTAACCAATCTTAAAAAATGTAATGGCTCTTTCTCATCTACAGTAATTGTGCTGTTATTATCCTCATCATATTCCGGCCCATCCCTTAATACACTTTGGAACTCCTCATTGTATTTTTGTCTGTAGAAATCCATTTTATTTTGAAAAGTATCTTTTCCTTCTCCACCTTGTGGATCTTTAAACTTAGATAATATGGGATAAATATATTCTGATAATGCTCTATAAACTACACATCTGGTCCACTGTGATGGTGTTAGTTTTGTTTGATCCATTTCAATGGATGTAACTTTTGTAATATCTCTATAGCGAACAGTATGTCTATATCTTTCCCACCATTCCTCTCTAATTTGTCTTATGACATCATTTTCAGCATGTTGCATCTGAGTATCAAAATTAGTTACTCCATATTCTGCTATATCTGGTTGATATTCCTGGATATCGGATAATGCGACTGAAAATTGTGTTGTTGCCATTTTTATATTCCTTTAGGTGGGAGCATAAACCCCCACCCAATAAAGATCAATTATAAAGATGCGTCTACAGTTACCTGACAGCCATAGTTGTCTTTTACGACATCTTGACCATAGGTCATTGTACCCACAATCTCAGTTGCTCTTAAAGATGCATCTCTTTGAGTTTCAATTTTGAAATCCATCTTCATAGCTAAACCAAGTGAGATTGGATGGAATACACCACCAACACAGTCACCGGCTGAGGAGATTGTTAAGTTAGCATTTTCATAAACGTCAATACCAAAGATGTTTCCGACAAAGCCAGATCCAAATACGTTTTCACCTACAGATGAAATAGCCGGAGCTGCTGAACCTGCAAAACCTGCTGATGTTAATGTTTTCTTTAAGTTGAAAACAGCTTTTGGATGGAATACTGCGTAGTATGGTCTAGGAACGTTTAATGCTCTTAGTGTAGACTCAGCTTTTAACAGTAGATCTGCAGTTAATTCAGTACCTGCTGCACCTAAGTCGTTAGCTGTTGCAAATGAAGCGAATAATGCTGCTAGATCAGTATCAACTTTCTTTGCTAATGCTTCACCAAATACTCTACCGATATCTTGTGCAATCGGTCTAGAAGATGATTCTCTAGCTAGGTCAGTTAATGTTGTCATCACACCTACTTCTGAAGCTGTAATAGTTTTTTCAGTAGGATTTACTTCTGTGTTTGCTAAGTCAGATCCCTCTGATACAGCTGCTGCTGCTACAGTTGGGAAAATCGGCACTGCAACTTGTTTGCCTTGCCCTGTTATGTTGTAAGTAGTTACTAGCGGCCTCATTACTGAAGTTTCCTGGAATGTGAAAATCGCTTCCTGGATGATCTCAGTATATAGTTCACTAATACTAGTACTTGTTGTTTCGTTTGCCATGTGGCTACTCCTTTTTAATATTAGTTATTAGTTATTATTTGTGGTCTTAAATTAAAGCCTTGTTTAGATTTACGATACTCTCGGTATTTTTGTAAATCTTCCGGTTTGTTTAAGTCCAATGCCGCCAGATTAAAAGGTTGAGCGTCTACCTTACCCACATTCGCCTTACTTCCTGAGCCACTTGGTGTAGCCATTTGAAAGTGAGGGTTCTGCGTTAAAAACTCAGAAACATATTCTTCAACAGAATACAGTTCTCCATTTTTGTTATACCTTGGAGTACCATTTTCTGCAAGAACTTCTACTTGCCCATCATCATTTAATTGAACTTTAGTTTTTAGCAGCTCAACTACTTGCTGTGGGTTGATAGCTTTGTTCTTAGATGCTGAACTCAACAAGGCATCATTAATCTTGATATTTTTTAAATCACCTTGCAGCTTTTGTATTTCTGATTGATACTTACTCGCTTGTTCTTTGAGGATATCTTCAAACTCTCCTCTTTTCTTTTTATCTTCTAGTTCTCTAGTTTCTTTCTCCTGGAGTAGTGATTTCACATCATCCAGGTTATCAGTTCCAAGTTCTTTATAGATCTTGGCTCTTTCTCTAGCTAGTCTAGTCTTTACAATATTCTCAATCTCAGCTTGGCTATAGCCTTTATTTTCTTCTGTATTCTGCTCCTGTGTTTCATTTTTTGTTTCAAGTGTTTCATTCACTTGATCCAGATTACTCTGTTCTTCTGCCATAATAGACTCCTTTTAGGTTGTGTTATTTTATGTGTATCTCTATTT